TATGATGTTAAAAAGTTCAAATTGGTGAATCATTATTTTGGGCAGGACAGTAGAAGATTTAAGAAGATGGGATATTTTGGCATGGCTACATATCTTATTAAAAATTTCTGGAATAGAAATAATGAAGAATATTGGAACAAAATGGATTATTCGAAATATTGGAACTAAATGAAGACATTTATACATCATGATCTTCCCAAACTTGAACGTGCCACATCCACCGATGGAACAAGGGTCTACAAGACTCCATCGGGTCTTGCCTATCCAAGCGTCACTACCGTTACAGGATTACACACAGCAAAGGGGATCGCAGAGTGGCGAAGAAGAGTCGGGAACGAAGAAGCAAACCGAATCTCTGGTAAAGCATCAGCAAGAGGAACAAGGATTCACGGATACTGTGAAGACTACCTACGAGGAAACTTATTCGAAGCCGACATGTTCGACCTCGAAATGTTCAACTCCATTAAACCCTTACTTGACCAAGTCGACAACATTCACTGCTTGGAAGATCCACTCTATTCTGACCACTTACAAGTCGCTGGAACAGTTGACTGCATCGCAGAGTTCCAAGGTAAACTTAGTGTCATAGATTTTAAAACATCAAGTAAACCTAAAGATCGTGACGACATTCACAACTACTTTATGCAAACTGCAGCATACGCTGTAGCATTTGAAGAGAGAACAGGCATTCCTGTTGGTAGACTTGTAATTATCATGGCTGTTGATAATGATGATCCTCGTTGGTTTATCGAGAAACGTGATAACTGGATTGGTGGGTTTCGCAAACTAAGACTCGATTATAAGAATAAATATAACATCTAATTTGCCTTGCAAGAAATTGTGGGGTATAATTAGTGTATTGTTGTAATTCCTTTAAAGCGAAGGACTTCTGGACGTGGGTTCGACTCCCACCATCTCCACCAAAAGGGCACTACACCCCTCTTAATAATGGGCAACCTTGTAGTGCGTTTTTGATGGGGATGCCATGGTTTCGACAGGGGTAGATAGTGGCGACGGCAACACAGTAGGCGATGACTGTAAATCAAGCAAAAAAGTAAATGCAAACGACTCTGTCTACGCATTGGCAGCCTAAACGCTGACTAGGGTTTCGGTAGGTTTCCTCGTAACAGAATTACCTACCACTATTTTTTTTAAATGAGGACATTATGATTGAACCATTGGGTAAAAAAGTTTACATTGCTGAAGTGAAAGTTGATGAACGAAAAACTGAATCAGGCATTATTCTTGAAGGTGCGACTTCTGTTAAAGTAACTAAGTTCGCTGAAGTATTAGAGATCGGTTACGATGTAAAGAAAGTTCGTAAGGGCGACAAAATTGTTCTTGACTGGGGCAAGTGCATACCAGTTAAGATCGGTAATGTTGAACGTGCACTGATCGACGAAGAAAACATCTTAGCGATCTATCGAGAAGAATAATTTTGAGAGTTGCTGGTCTCTGTAAAACCATCAAAGATTGGTGAAGTCTTTGCTTGATGTTGGAAACCGATAGCCTATTGTTATCTTGTACTAACTAAAGTGACAACATTGATATGTTTAAAACTTTTTAAGGATATTTAATATGAAAACATTAATCGCATTAATCGCTCTAGCCGTTTCATCAGTTGCATTTGCTGCAGAGCCAGCAAAAGTAGAAGCTAAACCAGAAGCAAAAACTGAAGTGAACTGCGTGACCAAGGATAAGAAAGGTAATTGCCCACCTGCTCCGAAGTCTGAAAAGCCTACACCTAAAAAGGTAGAGCCTAAAGCAGCTACGCCAGCAGCATCTGCTCCTGCAGCGAAGGCATCCGAGCCAGCAAAGAAATAACTCCTAAATAGTTATACTGGCTTGGTGGAGCCAGTTAAAAAAACCACCATTACACACAACTTTTTACACACAAGGAGAAAAACTATGGCAAATCTCACGCCATTTGAAATCCGTCTTGAACTTCTCAAGATGGCAAAAGACATGCTTAACGATGACTACTACGGTAAGCGTGAACAAATTAGCAACGACTGGCAACAGAAAGTCGAATCTGCTAAACTCAATGGTGGTACAATTCCTGATCATCCAGGATTCCCTACTATCCCATCCGAACAAGACATTATTGCCAAAGCATCGGCACTTAATGGATTTGTTTCAAATATCCCACTAGATACAAAGACTATTAGCAAAAAGTCCACCTGATAGGGATTGGATTGCAGGATAAACACATTCTGCAATCCTTAACTGTTTTAAGGAGATACAATGCGAACTAAAAAAATACTGGCAATTGTCAGCTTATTGATTTTATCAATAATCGCAACTACATTATATGCATCAAATAAGATTTTTACACTCGATGATAAAATTCTTGATGTTGCGTACTCAGAATTAACAAAAGATACTAAGAAACAAATTGATTGCTTGGCAGAAAACATCTACCATGAAGCAAGAAGTGAACCAGAGAAAGGCAAAGTTGCCGTTGCTCTAGTAACCTTAAATAGAGTTGAAGACCCAAGATTTCCAAAAGACATCTGTGGGGTAGTCAAACAAAAGACACAAGGTATGTGTCAATTTTCTTGGTTTTGTACTCCAGTCACGAGTAATAAAGGAAGTGAATCGTATCAGTCAGCGAAAGAAGTTGCTGTATACGTTTATGCCAACTACGAGAAACTACACGATATAACTAAAGGTGCTTTGTATTATCACGCTGATTATGTAAATCCAGGATGGAAGTTACAGAAGACAGTTACTATCGGTCGACATATTTTTTATAAAGAAGGTGGCAAAAATTATGATGGAAAAACTAAACCTCCAGCTGAAAGACGATTCAGCTTCGAGACATTCTTTCTTCCTGATGATGGAAGAAATAACTTTATCAACTTGTAAGAATGCAATTGAGTGGGTGTTTGAAGCAAACTTTGCTGAAGAACGACCAGACATGCTTAATCTTATTATTTGCTCTCCAGGTGGAGATTTGAATGCTGCTTTTGCTATGGTTGATACAATGCGTGGATCAGCCATTCCCATCAGAACAATTGGCTTAGGTCAAATTGCTTCTGCTGGATTGATGATTTTTATTGCTGGTGAAAAAGGACAACGTATTCTTACACCGAATACTTCTATTCTTTCTCATCAGTATTCATGGGGTGCTTTTGGTAAAGAGCATGAGTTGTTTGCTCAAATTAAAGAGTTCGACTTAACTACAAAACGAATGATTGCTCATTACAAAAAATGTACTGGATTATCAGATAAAGAAATTCGTGAAGTGTTGTTGCCACCACAAGACATTTGGTTGAGCGCAAATGAAGCGAAAAAATATGGGATTTGCGACGATGTTAAAGATATTAAGTGAATATGTAAAATATTCTGGCATGTGGTTTGGATTGGTAATCAATCCATATCATTGGGATTTCAGATTTGAATTCCTACATCCAGATGAATTGAATCCCAACATGCGTGGGATTTATGTGAGCCTCGGACTAATTTGGGTGCGTGGTGTTATCGATGATGGTTCATGGTAAGGAGAAAATATGAAAGCTGAATTTATTACTTGTATCGTTGGTGTAGTTATTGTTTTGGTTACTACTGCTTTGTGTTTAACGCACTATAATTTACAACGTGATCTTGCAATGAAAAGTAACATTGAATCTGCTATCGTAAAGGGAATTGACCCGATGTCTGTACGATGTGCTTATGGGGCTTCCGACACAGTTTGCGTCGTCTATACAGCAAATCTGAAGAAATAACCGAATAACCCTACTCTCTGTAGGGTTATTTCCCCTTATAAATCAACAACTTACCAGCGTCTAGATAGGTGTTTACTTTAATTCGTAGGTGATGTATAATAACTCTATTGTCTAGGAAAACGGAGTTAATTATGGAAAAAGTTGAAATGGTGATTTTCGGGAAACGTGCTTTGGTCGATGCTGATATGGTCAAAAAAATGATTCGTAAACAGCAATTGGTTGGCAAAGCTACAGGCATACAAGATGGCTTGGAGAATTCTGCAGTACCAAAAACTGATCCGATGTATCAGATGTTTGAAGCAGAATTGCATAAAACAATGGGTCAGATTATTCGTCTGAACCGCACGATTCGTCAAAATGTTCGCTTTATTTAAGGAGAAGTAAAATGAAGAAAATCTTTACATTAGTTCTATTGGCAGGTAGTTTGTTATCAGCCCCAGTATTTGCTCAACATCATGGTCATGGTGGTGGCTACTATCGTTCTGGTGGTAATTGGGTTGCTCCATTGATTGGTGGAGTTATCATTGGTGGTGTTTTAGCTCAACCAAGATATGCTTATCCTGCTCCACCAGTAATCTATCAGCAAACACCACCAGTAATCATACAACAGCAACCACCAGTAATCATACAACAGCAACCACAAGTGCAAGTACAGCAATATTGTGAATACTTTGCAGTCACTGATCAGTTCGGTGTTCAGAGATCTGTTCCTTACTGCTACACAAAATAACTGTTGACTTGCAAAACCCTTTAGGGTATGATTACATCATGACTACTTTGATTTACACCTCGTTTAAAAAACGCAAGCCAACAAAACCTACAGCGAAGCAACGTCAAGTTCAAGCTGACTGGGATGAATTGCTTAAGAAGTACGAACCAAAGAAACCGATAGCACAGACTAAGGGTGATGGTTGGAAGTACTCGCTTGGTGCACCTGCTCGTCGAGAGACGCCTAAGATTCCAAGTCTTCCATTTACTGGTGGTGTTTGTGCCAAGAAAGAAAATCCAGTCTATACTGGAAACGCTATCAAAGGCATTGGCACCATGCACAAGTCCAACTCTGTCCCTATCTTCACCGATGAACAAGCTATTGAAATTGCAACAATGCGTCGTAATTGACTTGCAAAACTTTTTAAGGTATAATATATTATGAATCCCGCTTACTCCCAAATCGTATCTCAAGCAACTGATCGTGACTTCAACGGCATTGTTCAAACTAGAAATACTCTGTATGTTGAACGCATGCGTCTTGACAAGTTCTTTACTTTGTTCCTTGACAAATTTGAACGTAATATGGATCCAGACAATACGAATACTCCGATTTGGAATCTCTATAAAACTAAACTGAAGGAATACGATGATGTCCAACGATCAATTAAAGCAGCCGACTACTATCTCACAAAGCAGAATGTTTAAGACTGCCAATGAATTTTCTCTTTACATTGAAGACGTGGTGAAGAATAAGAAGCAACCTTACATGGATGCAGTTCTTGACTACTGTAAAGAAAACTATCTTGAACCGAAAGATATCGTTAGCTTGATTAACAAGTCACTCAAGGATAAAATTGGTAATGAATTTCGAGAACAAAACTACCTCCCCAAACAAGCCCAGTTGGACGTTTGATATTGCTGTAGTAATTTTTATTTTAGCTATGATTGCATTTGGATTCTATGTTGCATCGACACAACCAAAGCATGGAGTTAAGGTGATTGATTGTTCGATAGCTGAGATCTCCCCAGATTTTACACCAGATATGAGAGAAGCCTGTAGGAAAGCACGCAGTGGACGGATTTAAAGCATACAAGTATTACATGGCTATTAAATTGCACTTCACTAGAGATACCTTTGACGTGTTTAAGAATCGTGGTAGTGTTAAAGGTACACGTGAAGCATTTAATGCTCGTAATGATAGATACATATTTGAGAAGTTGGCAAGAAAGTATCCAGTGGATAAAGAATTGATTCAATTCTTTGTGGCTAACTTTGCATACGGTAATGAGAATCCTCAGTATTCTTCGGAAGAGGCATTGAGTAATCTTGGTGAGTGGATGAAGCGCAAGCAGTCTATTACTAAGATCTTTTCTGATGATTGCAGTAAGATTGTTATGTATGCTTACAAAGAAAAGTTAAAAGAACAATCAATCTTTTACTTTACTTGCAACAATTATCCAAGTATACTTAAGCTATTCCTTGGTGGACAAATAAGTATTGAGTCCGTCAGGATACTTGATGATATGATGAACCTTATTGACAACTGGAAACAAAATTCAACCATGCTATACTTGTGGGAGAATGAGATACGAAAGATTGAGAAAGTTAAGGGATTTGTGAAGTACGACAAGAGTAAGGTTGAACCAGTTTTCAATCAGTTTAAAGAAGAGATCCAAGAGTTATAATATGGGTAAGACATACCATAAAAATTCGAAGAAGTTCGAAGAAGAATCTAGTGGGCGATCTGGGAAACCAGCTAGACATGCCAGTGGTAAAAAAACTGGTGGCATGAGAACGCTAAATAGTTATGTTGATGAAGATATTGATTTTGATGATGACATCTTTGATGATGATATTGAAATGACCGATGACATTCAGATTCAACACAATACTAATACAAAGTAATATTTTTAATACAAAGGAAACATACGATGGATATTCAAAAACTCCGCTCAATGCGCAACTCTGATTTTGGTGCAATTGCCAATGCTTTCGAGAAAGTTGCCAACCCCCAATCCGAAACCAAGTCCTACGTTGACGACCGATTCTGGCGTCTAGAAGGTGACAAAGCAGGTAACGGCACAGCCACACTAAGATTCCTACCACGTGTAGAAGGTGATGAACTCCCATGGGTTCG